AAAAACTCTTTTTTTGCAACTTTGGGGATTTCTCCTGCCACGGTGGTGGTTCGTCCAGACGGGAGAGTCTTTGCGCACGGGGTTGAATTAGTAAAAGTATGATTATCAGCCGGGAATTTACGCAATGCGGATCATAAGGGGGAGCAGATGACAAACATGAAAGAAAAAATTCAGGATTTAGCCGTCGAAGATTTTATCCAGCTATTAAAAAATCTTCAAACTCAATATTTGGAACCACAAATAAAAACAATCATGAAAGGTGAATTGGCAGAATTGCATTCAAAAATAATGCTCGGGTTTCCAAAGGATGAAAATGGCGACCCAGATATCCTTGGGCATAGAAATTACCATGAAGCCCTTATTGAACAAAGCAAAGCGAGAACTGAGTATTGGCAAAAGTTGACTTTTGAACTGAGCAAATGGGGGCTTTTGGGCTTGCTTGCTTGGATGGTGCACGAAATGTGGAGCGCATTTTTGCGGGGGCCAAAACCAGGAGGGTGATATGGCAGAATCATTGAGAGAAAAGCAATCCCGGTTTGTGCTGATGGTTGCCGGGCTGATTGACAAAGCATATGCCATGGGGTTTGAGCTAACCATCGGGGATGCCTTCCGTGACCCGCGATTGCACGGCGTCATGGGAGCAAAGATGGGATACGGGCATAAAAACTCTTGCCATAAACTCCGCCTCGCCATTGACCTTAATATCTTCAAAGATGGAAAATACCTCGAAGGGACAGAAGCCCACCGACCACTTGGGGAATGGTGGGAGGCACAGGGTGGTGCCTGGGGTGGGAGATTCAATGACGGCAATCATTACAGCCTTGAGCACGGGGGTTCAAAATGAAAAAGATTATCTGCCTGACCATGCTTCTACTCTGCGCAGGGTGTACCATCAACTACGTTGCAGATTCTTCCGGCGTGAACATTGACGCTCGCAAAGATATAGCTGTCACTGACCCGACCACAACCGTGGGGCTTCCTGTGTTATGATCCGATTTAAAGATGGGTTCAAGTACCAGCTTTACGAAACGCACACAATAACCCTTCCGTGGCTTGACGGGTATCCTGACTACTCTGGCGACTTCCTGGGGGTGCATGGCGATGTGCTGACCATTGAAAAGGGTTACGCCTGGGACGGTGCCAGCGGACCAACGTGGGACAGCAAAAGCAGTATGCGGGCGAGCCTTATCCATGATGCGCTGTATCAGCTCATGCGTGTAGGGATTTTGCCGGAAGCGGCAAGGGGTTATGCCGACGAAACCTTATACGTCCTCTGCGTTGAAGACGGTATGTTTAAACCCCGCGCCTGGGCGTGGTATAAGGCTGTTCGATTGATAGCCGGCGGAGCTGCCAGAAAAGGAACCGAGAGGGCAATCCAAGAGGCCCCATGAAACTCTACTCCACCTGCAAATGCAAGCGGCATTATGAGGTTAAGGATGCTCACGGGGCAGAGGGGGCTGAGTCTCACGGCTTGTGTAAGGTACTGCTAGAAGCGGTAGGGCTTCAACCCCCTACCGCTTCTTTTTTACACAGACTATATACCATCAAAGTTCCATTCTCGTTGTTTATCTTCAACTTCCCGCTTTTGATACACCCCGCGATTACATCCTCAAAATCCCTTGCCGACGGAAAATGTGTATGGATGAAGCGGTAGACTTCGGTGTAGGGGAGCTTGCCATGGCCGGTGATGTGGGCCAGCATCCGGTCGACATACAAGCTTGTGGAAGACTTCCCGATTTTCGAAAATACCTTTTCCATATCCTTTTCCAAATCCGTAGTCATGGCATTGGCTACAGTTAGATGCTCCACGGAGATTGTAAGCGCATCGCTTGTGGAGGCCGCCAAGACCATCGCAAGTTTGTGGATATGGGATTGCTTACGGCTGAGATATCCCCCGAATTGATCGTTGTCAAGATGGACTGGTTTATGTTGCCAAAGTTCCTTATACCACTCAATTCCCCAGGCTTGAGCTTCCCGTGAGAGCTCATACCCTCCCCGCATTTCCCCTATGGATATAAGGTCTTCTAGAAGCTTCGCCTCTGCTTCCGCTTTGTCATACTGCATAACCAGCTTCGGGTAAGGGACGATTTTAGCCTTAGCATCTGCATAGACGAACACGCACCGGGAAGTAAACCCGCCGCCTATCATATATTCAGGAAAATTCCCGGCAATCCATGAAGGCGTGGTACAGGCAATGATATTGATCCAAGGGTTAGGGACTTCATCATTGCCGGAACCTTTAGTTTGCTTCTTGAAAGCCCCTGGCTTACCATCCCAAAGGTGTACAAGAAGATCCACCATCTTACGGTCACTCGGGTCTAGGAGGTTTCCGAACTCGGAAGATTCTAGGGTCAAGCAACTCATAAGATGATGGGTGTCTTGGTGCTCGAAGGTCTCGGCAGCTTCAGCAAAGCTAGTTACGAGCGATGGCCAGGTTACAATATCCGGCCCAAAGCGTACCCCAGGAACCTTGCGTAAAAGGTTCATGGCGATGCCAGAGGTTGTGGATTTTGCTATAATCCCTGGCGGAGCCACGAACACAATGTAAAAGTTCGGATACCATTCAAAGTGGCCCATATCGAACCAGACTTTGCGGCGTAACGCCCCGGCGATAGCACTCACACCTGACCAAAAGTGCATATACGTCGGGGCTTCACTTACCGATGCATAGTCTATATAAGCTTGTAACCAGTCTGCATGATTGCGCCCCATCATCCACAGGCCCCCCAAGATACAGTTGAAGATTTAATCCCTACGGGGATGATTAAAGGGTCGCCGGGGAAGGGGAGCGGAACCGCACATTCTTCCTGAATCCGGCGCATAGCCCATTCGGTTTTTGAAGTATCGAATTGCCCCGCGAGGGAATCGTGGACTTGGAGTAAGATATCAACTTCAGGTAAGTTATCGTTGATGTTCTTATATCCGCGATTGATCAGGCAGGCAACGGTTGATTGTGGTATCCATGCGACAGCTTGATTGAATATCGTACCTTCAATCCTGTCAAAAAAGTAACACCGATACCCGAAAACATTCTCTACCATACGACGCTTAAAGACTTGATCCTTGAGGTTATCTTGCCATACCTTAAGTTCCGGAAATTTACCGTAATACCATTTCTGGATCTTATCAACCTCATGTACAGACAGCCCCAGACGAGTTGCCAAGCCCTTAGCGGTTCCAAGGTAATGTGTCCCATGACATAGGGATTTGAAGGTACCATACATCTTGTGATGCTTGGTAATGGTAGGGTCTTTGTAATACTCTTTAGCCACTTCAACATATACCTTAGCTCCTGTAGCAAGCATTGATTTCATTTCTGGAATGTTCGCTTCCCAACATACTATACGCAGATCGGCGGAGTCAAGGTCAATGTCGAAGTATGTTTTTCCGGCGTCGGGGATGTAGAGTTCCCTGATGTTGGGGAGTTCAAGCCCGGAGTCTTCTTCGCCGCCTTTGGGTATGTTTTGGAGATTGGCTCCGGTTCCGAAGGCATTTTTGGATGAGGCGAAACGGTAGGTTTCCGTACCGGTTATCTTGAATGTACAGCGCATCCGGCCATCAATGTCTAAAGGGGCTTTGACAAAGGTGGATAGGAATACGGAAAGGCTTCGATGCTCGGCTATACGGTTTAGGAGGGGGAGTAGAAGCGGCTCCCGTTCCCCGAATTTTCGTAAAGCTTCATCGTTGCACGTTACGGCCATTGTCTTACGGTCAAATACCTTCCGCATCCCAAGGTCTTCGTAAAAGAATTGTTGCATCTGGTCGGAAGACTTCGGGTTTAAAGGATGGCCGAGGACGTCGATGAAGTATTGTTCGCGCCTTGCAATTTCGTCAAACAGCATCATGGCATAAGCCCCGCGACGGTCAACATCGACGCGAAGCCCCTTGTCCATGGTTTTCAGCACCGGCCAGAAAAGATCTTGCTGAAATTTATGCACGGATTCAAGGCCTAAGGCGGTCACGGTTTTCCGTAAGGCCCGAGCTACTTCCAGCGTGGCTACGCAATCCTTGCAGTTATAATTCCATCGCTTTACATCGTCGAGCTTGGCGTTGGCTTCCTTGTTTTCATCCTTCCAATATACATGATTCTTACAATACATGGAGGAGATGAAGTCGAGGCTTTTCTTCATCGTGGAAAAGCATGTATGCTGGGAAATCATGGTGTCTTGGTACAGATTCGGAACATAGTGCCAATGGCGCAAGGTGTATTGAGCATCATACCAGAAGCCTTGTCCGATAACCTGACAATTTGCGTGGGTTAGAAGCTTGTAGAGCTTGAAATGGATTAGGGATTCCTCGGCGGCAGACCAGTAATTGGAATCGGTTACAGCCACCTTTACAAGGTTTAGCATAAAAGGGATGCAGATTGCCTCCGACTCCGACCATGCCAAGCCAATGCAGTCTATGTGGCCTGCGCGGGTTTCAATATCCACGCTAAGTTCCAAAGGCCCACGAGAGACTTCGCGCTGGAGCTTGTCGATGGTGGCGGAAACTTGGCCGAAATTCGGCTGAATTATAAAATCATAATCCGGCGGAGTATGGGTTCGAGTCTCGCTTTCCCTTTTAACCCTTTTCAGGTCATGGATGAAGATTGGCCGCTCTGACCATTGCTTGAGGATCATCCCCGGCGGCACAAGGGGTATAACCTTTGGCGCGTAGGTAAGGTTTAAGGAAAGATCGCACACCAATAAACTCCCCCTCCAGGAGCGAATACCCCATTGGCCAGTTAAGGCCCAAAGTACAGCATTTCCGAACGCAATGATTACATTCGGCTGGCAAAGCTCTATTTCGCGCTTTAGAAGTTCTAAGCCGTCCTTCACGGGAGGCAATACAAGCTTGTCACGGACAGCCACATGATTCGGGGTTATCTCCTTCTTCTTCAGAGCAATGAAAGAATTTACGTCGTTCCTGGGCGGGCGTTCCCTGACAAGATTCGTCATGAAGCACTGGCTTCGGGATAGCCCCGCCTCCGCTAGCATCTTGTCCAGCTCGTACCCCGCCGCACCCGCAAACGGCATGTTCTTTACTATCTCCTCCTGCCCCGGCGCCTCTCCAATTATCATAATCTTCGCCGGACACGGGCCTGACGGCATCACACTTATCATTGACATTAACGCGCCCCTTATCTTGTAGAGATTCAGCTTTTAATGCGGCATAGGCTACACAATCTTCTGCGCTGTCTTCGTGGTAGGTTGGTTTCTGCCATTGCCGAACATCTTTAAGGATTTGAAGAAATAACCAACCATCGTAAGATTTTAAGCTATAACCTGTGACAGTATTAAAAGCCGTTACAGTTTTATCCATGCTACGCTCTCCGGAAGGTGCGTCGTACTGCTTTCCTCGCTGGGCCATTAGCTCTTTGGCCTTAGAGAGAAAACCTTCGGCAGAAGCCTGGGGCATATCTTTAACGGTTGCCCCAGGGGTTTTAAAGATTACTGAAAAAATTGGTTTATCTTCTGTCCCACCGACACGTCTGCAACTTTCTACTGCATATCCGAGTATAGAGTCAATTTTATTCTCCATTCTCCATCTCCATTTTCTGTAATCTTTTAAGGCAAAGCCCATAGTATTCGAGGGACTGCTCGATGCCGGTGGCGTAGACTTTCATTAAGTGGCAGGCGGGGAAGATTGGCCCAGAACCGGCGAAGCAATCAAGGACCTTGTCTCCAGGACGCGCGCTTCTCTGTAGGAGATTCGTATAAAGTGAGACAGGTTTTGTCGCTCCGTGTCCGTCATTGGCGTCTGCTCCAGAAGTAATAACATCTGGATAAATATGCGTAACAGGCTTATTTCCTTTGATAGCATATAAGCATGTTTCATACTGTCTCCTGGGGCCACGGTCAGGTAAGGGCACTCGACCGGAGCCGGTTTTGACGTTGATAAGCGGGGTGCGGAATACATACCAGCCAGCGGCTTGCATCATGCGCTTGAGTTCGTGGAAGTTGTCGATATCACACCAGACGTAGGCATGGGCTTCAGGTTTGGTTACGAGGAAAGATAAAGTCGCCCACTCGGTCATAAGCAATTTCCAGGATTCATAAGAATCATCGTAGTGGTGTTCGATACCTGTCATCTTTCCCCCGGCGTCACAGAAGGTATCCGCTCCCATACCATAAGGCGGATCGGTAAGGATAACATCATAAGTTTCTGGTAGACACTTAAACGTCATCCAGGCAAGGCAATCAGCGTTATGCACTTCATGATCCTTGACGGAAAAGGTCTTGCCTACACTGACTGCAAGCTCCGCGTTCTTCCTGCCTTCTTCCTTCCGCTTTAAGATCTTAAACCCTTCATCTAAGGTCTTTGCCTTGGCCACATCGGGATCCTCAAGATGTTTCGCAACAATGTATTCTTTCCTGATTGTTGCTTGATAATGTCCGTCATTCCGTCCCAGAATTTCAAGGGCAGTATCGGCCACAGTCTGCTCGTCTCCCCATAATGCCGCCTGTGCTTTCCTGAGTTCGTGCAGTCTTTGCACAGCTGATGCATGCTCTTGCCAGGACAGGTCGCGACGATGTAAGTTTTCATCGAGTTCGGCTTCTTCGGCTTCAAGGGGGTCGAGGTCTCCGAGGTTGACATAGGGGATATCTCCTTCTTGGAAGAGTTCGCCGTCGAAGGTAAAGTAGCCGCCGAGGGCGAAAAGGTCGGTGATGGCGCGAAGCCTTCTTTCGCCAGCAACGAGGATAAGTTTTCCATCAACTTCTCGGCAGACCGGGGCATGTAAAAGACCTCTATCTCGGATTGATTCTGTAAGTTCCATCAAGGCTTGGGGATCGAATTCCTGCCGCTGACGGTTGGGGTTTATGGTTACGGCGGATAGCTTGGTAATGTGCATGGTTTCTCCGTTGGGTTTGGTATGGTTATCCGGCGTGGCGTGGCGTGGCGGGGTGCGTGGGCAAATTCGTTGATTGCGTGGTGCGTGGTGGCGTTTACTATCCCGCCCCATACGATCCCACGCCATTTCTAATCGCCCGAATTTACCCCGTTTCCGCCCGTTTTAGAATCCCCCGGAATTTACTCACAAAAAGCCCCTTGACCAATCTCGATCAAGGGGCTTTGCGCTACAGGCAGGTATCCCTTGGCTTAGGCTTTTGCGACAGCCTTTACCTCAGCATACACGATACTGGAGTCGTTCTTGTCCGGGCGATGGCCGATGGAAAGGCGAGCCAGGCGACCGGGAAGCATGTTGAAGCTAAAAGGCTGTCCGGCGACGTTGAGGCCGACAGCTTCCCGGAGACGACCGAGGCCGATGTTTTTGCCTTTGCCCATGTCCAGGCCACCAGATTCGGTGAGGTCAAGTATGATGCCTTGTTTGACGGTGACTTTATCCCGGCCCAAGGTAGCCTTGACACCTTCGTCCTCAACCGTCCATACCAGATCCAGGGCCAAACCGCCAACGGAAGGCTCATCACGCTTTGCCCAGTTACGAATCTCAACCTTTTCGCAAGCGCCGAGGAACTCGCCTACAGGTACGGGGATGATGATGGTGTCGTTGGTCTGGTCGATACTGGAATTCAAAAAGCTTTCTGCATCAAACATTGTGTAGCTCCTTTGGGAAATGATTATTGTTTGCAGGTTAGTTGATCCGCCGTGACCCCCTGCCCAGGTACATATAGCGGATTGTTTTTTGTTACGTCTAGCATGGTATATTAGGTTTTGCCAGTAGTCAATCCTCCTTTTGTAAGTTTATGTAATCCAGGAAATGGAAGCCTCTTTGGCTTTCTGGCCTGATCCCATCTATATAGTACACTACTAGCCTTAGCAGCTGTAATAACTTCTCCAGAAGTAGCACAGGCAATTAAACTTTCTAGTAAGATAGGAAGTGCGTCTAAGTGAGCTTGTGCTAGTGCATCGGCGCCTTTCATGCGATTCCTCCCCGAGCTTTCCACTTAGCCATGATCGGGGCAAAGGTCGGCGGGTTTGTGGCAAGGATGGGAAGGTTACGGGTTTTGACGTCGGCTAAAGCTGAAGCCGTGTCCCAAGTCCATTTGTCTCCTTGGCGGGTGCAGAGAATAACGTCGGAAAACATCGGCGGGAGTTTAGGTGCGAGCTTGACCCCGAGTGTGGATACGGTGATCTTAACCCCACCCATGACCTGATCCGTTTCCCGTTCCACATGCGCGATAAGGATAAAATGCGCGGGGCAATTATTGCACAACAAGCTGATGATTTTCTCAACTTGATCCTGGGCAATACCCCAATCTGCTTGGTTCTTGACAGGTTTGCCACCGACGACAAGGCTCATGGCCGCGCGGTTCAAGCCGGAAAGGCCGTCAATGACCAAAGCCTTATCCGCCCCCCAAAGATTGACGGGACCATACTTCTTATCCGTCCGATCATCGGGGAAGTCGTTCAAGGCTGAGAGCAACCCGATAAACTGATTGTACTTATTCCTGTTCGGGTCTACCATCTTGGTGATGGACTCGAAGCTCATGGTGTTGATCTTCGTTGCGGAGTCGATCATATCCGCGAAAGATGCTGAAGGCGCGGCGATGGTATGCCAGTGGAGGTTGGCAGGGACTGGTAGCCCCCGGTCGGTGTAGTAGCCGAGTAAGGATTCCAGCCCCGGCTCCAAGGCCATATAAAATACCTCAACCCCGGCGTCAACCAAGGTTCCGATTGAATGGGTTTTACCTGCACCGGCTGGCCCCATCAGGAGTACGTTGACCCCGGCTAAGGTGCTTTTAATAGGGTCCGCTTGCTTCGTCGTCTCTTCCATGTAACCAACCTCTTGTATAAGCGTTAAGGGTTAAAATAAATTCTTCTTTGATCCATGCGTCAGGTAAGGCAAGACTGAAATCCGTGTCAAACCCTGACCAGATGCTCCCAGGGACAGGCGCCCACCAAGTCGGAGCGCATCGTCGGCAGATACCGCGTAAAGGATACCACGGACGGGTTTGCTTATCGGGGGCTTCTACCAGGAGCCGGGCGTACTCGCGGCCACAGGTCTCGCAGATAAAAACGTGGGAGACAGGGAGACTGCGGATACGGAGAGCCTTGTATGGCTTGGCTCCGTAGTATTTGCCCTCGACGAAACAGTGTTGTAGGTAATTCACCGGGATTATGCTCCTATAATTCGGCGGGGTTTGGATTCCACTTAGCCTCATACTCTTCCAGGCTTATCTGCTTCCGTTCCAAGGGGTCCCAGACCCTGCGCTCGAAATACATATCTAGCCAAGTATCTGGTGTAGGCGATTTACAAATCTGTACCATGCTACACCCACCGTACTCAGTACAAGCATGATCCAAGTTATAATCCCAATAATCATCTTCCCAGCACTTGAGCATCCTTTCCAAATCACGATGAACCTGAACGTACCATCTTTCAATCTCCCATCGTGAGCGATATGTAAGAATTTCCAGATGATCATATTTTGTCTTGAGGATACTGATCCCCCTGACCATGATCCCGGCAGCTTCGATTCCATACCCTTGGCACCCCCAGCAATATCCGGTGAACTGCGACCGGAGTTCCCATTGACGGCCCCAGGTTGCCCCGAGTTGACTAGCTGTTTTCTCATCGACAATGTAAACTCCATTAAGGTATTCTGCGACAAGGTCACTCCGCCCCGTGTAGAGCAACGGATCGCCAAGCGTTGGGTGGTTAAACTCTAACGGTCGTGCGAAGGAAAGCTCGATCCCTGTATGATCCTTGCCAAACATAATCGGCTTCATCCCGTCGTGACCGAAAGGATGTAAGGTGCCGTAGTATTCCAGCGCCCCGCACATACGGTTGAGGGATTTCGCGGACTCCGGCGGGCACTCGAAGTCACCATAGGTTTGGATGAGAGTTTGAAGCCCGGCGGCTATGGCCTCATCCTGATTCATGTTTTCCAGGAAGAACGCTCGCCGCGCGGCCTCGATCCCGGCGGCAAACGCTCCCCCGGCGTGAAGGTGAACGCTTTCGTTCTTACTCTTCCAGTGGCAGACGTACTGCAAATAGAACTTGCGCGGGCAAGAGCGGAAGGTTGAAAGCATGGAAGAGTCGATGGTGTAGGGAAAGGAAGGCTTAGGCATTCTCGGCCTTCTCCTTTCCCCGCTCATATTCAGCATACATACAGCGCGAACATGGGGTTATATGAAGATCAGTACCTTTTACGCGGGTATTGTTACATAACACTTCCCCGCAAACATCACAGTAGACTTCAAAGTCAACGTCTACTTGAACATCAACCGCATGGAGAATAGGCATCTTAAAGTCCCTCCAGCTCATTCAGCAACGCATCCGCGTCAACCGGGGCTTTCGCCGCTTTCCTTTCCTTACTCGCCGCCGAGGTCTTCGCCGCCGCAACCCGCGAGGATCGCAGGAAGGTAATAGCATCCCGCATTTCGTCCTGGGTCAAGGTTCCGGCAAGAGCCTTCTGCCGCCATTCTCCTACTTTTGACTGAAGTTCCGGTGTCATTGACTATCCTCCTTATTATGTTTCGTTCCGAGCCAGGCGGCAATCCCTGTTCCTATAAATAGCATATACCATTCCATTGTCAGTGTCAATCCAGTACTAGCTAGGTTAATACAAGTTGTTTCCTCGGGCGGGTGCAGGCAACGTACAGGCAACGGAAAGCTTCCTGCCGGTTCCGGTTCGCCAGTATATCCGCCGTGTTCACAAAAACCTTATCATAAGTCGAACCTTGCGCGCGGTGGGCAGTTATGGCATACCCATACCGGATGGAGTGAAAGGCTTCCTTGAACGCCCAATAATCTTTCCATAGCCTGCGATTAGCTTTCGCATACTCCGCAAGGTCCGACAGCTTCTTGTGAAACGCGGCGGCAGACTGCGCATGCAACACCCATAAGGTTATCGGATGCCCTTCGTCCATAAACACGACCAGCCTATGGCACTTAAACTCACCATAGATAGGATGATAAGCCTCAACCGAGCGTTCAATCGTGCCTTCGGAATCCGTCGAAGCAAGCGTGTCGCCGCCAGCGAAATCTTTAGCCGGTTCCATCATTATCACACGATCTTCGGGAAAGTATTCCCCAGGTTCCTTGAATATCTTCCGCCGGATAAGGGCATTAAGCTTCTCCACCGTTACATTCCGCCAAGCTATAGCCTTAACCTTACCTATGGCTGAGAAGTTTCCGGCTTCTGCCTCCCTGACGATTTGCTCCTCAAACATATGAACCGGAAGTCGCCAAACCCCTTCCCCGTTTTCATTGTCACTAAACAACGCCACTGAAGGAGCTGGATGGTCCACAACCTTCCGAAGACTTGTTGCAAGGGTAAGGATTTGATTATCATGGCGCATTACCTTTTCCAGGCCCATAGTGTCTTCAATTTCCCATACAGGCGAACGAGCTTCACCAACGGGGGGGAGCTGAGCCGCATCCCCCATGAAGATGAATTTGACTTTTTGTTCCTTTACTGTTTGGTTGATGTACTTCCATAGGTTGCTGTTAATCATGGAAGCTTCATCCACAACCACGGCCTTGTAGCGGTGGAGGTCTACCGGGTCTTCAGGCTTAGTAAGCTCCTTGACCTCGCCGTTGGCTTTAAGCTGAAGCCCGAGTAGACTGTATATCGTCCGACATTCAGGTTCGTAATAATCCCCAAAGTCCTCGTCCCGGAAAACCTCCCGTAAGACCTTTGTCGCTTTATTCGTCGGCGCGGTGAAGATCATGCAGCCTTGAACCCGCCGGACAAGCTCCTGCATGGTGTAAGTTTTACCTGTCCCGGCATAGCCTTGGAGGAGAAAAAACATCCTTGGAGATGCAAGGAAATCCTTCATGCGGTGGAGTGCTTCTTCTTGTTCGATGTTTAGCATTGGATAAACTCCTTCCACGGCATCATATTCATAATCTGCACCATGTCAGGATGGGCAGATGGATGTGTTCTCAGCTTCTTGATATGTGCCCACTCAGCGGCATCGGCGGTGACGACGATCTCAGTCTTGAGGGCGTTGGGCAGGACCGCGCGGGCTTGCTGAGGTTTGAGTGAGGATTTACCTGCATCCCAAGCAGCTAGAAGTTGATTATACGCCGCCGATGATTCCTGACACGAGTGCTTAAACAAGAACTGATTATCTTTGTCCCACCCTTCAAAACCAGCAGGTTCAATAAACTCCATGTCCTTGCCGCCGTAGTTGACATAGCGGGTGGACTCCTGAGCAAAAGAGCAGGGCCGGTGCCGGACAAGCTCGTGGCTGACGCCCCGGTCGCAGATGAACTTGGTGGAGTAGCGGTGGAGAGCCGCAGGGATTTCGTTATGGGGGCAGACTTGCCAGTCACTGTAATAATCTTCGGCTTCAATTTTGCTAGATATATAACCGAACAGCAGTCCGAAATTGCTGAGGAAGGGGGCAAACACATCCTCAGAAAGGTGCTGCTCAGTAAAGAAAGCACAACGCTGCTCCCAGCCCGTGAGGCTACCTCCCACGTAACAGAAGTTATCGTCCCAAGCGATGCTGAGATACTTGCCGACGATCTGAAGCATTCGGGCCTCAAAAGCCTGATTCTTGGGGCGGTCTAAGCAAACCACAAAATTACTATGCTCCACCATAGCCAGATGTCCCGCCGAGATCAGGCGCTTGACGAAGGCCTCGGCGCTGCTGTCGGTGATTTTGTCCTCTGACTTGTAGCAGGTACGCCCAGCCATTTCAATGAACCGCAGGGCGTTGGTGTAATCGGTTGGGACTGCTCCAAAAAATTGTACCGATGGTTTGATGATTTTCATTAAGCTTCCTCCTTAAAGCCGCCTAGGCATGGTGTAAATCCTTGTAGTTTGTAGCTATTCCCTTCCGGGATTAAGCTAAACAGTGAGATTTTGTGTTCATCGGCTACGGCAAGCTCCTTCGCGATGCCGCTTGATTTCTCCCAACCAGGGATTTGTAGTACATACATACAGGTACATTTCCGGAGGATAGGCAGGCATTGATCCAGCCAAAAGTCCGAATGGTTCCGGAGCGCGGCGGGGAGGAAGTCGGCCACTCGATGCCCATGGGTTATAGGGGAGTATACGGCGATTTGTAGGTTTTTCAGCAAAAACGCGGCGGCCTTTGTGGCTTCAAGCTCCCGCGCATGGCGTACATCGGCATCTTCGTGTGTATAAGGACAAGCTAAATAAGCGATCATTCTCTACATACTCCTTCGTTGATGTTGACAGTGAATGCAAACATACCAAGTCACGCCCTTAACCCTATCCCGGTCAAATTCGTGCGTACAAGGCGTTCCATCTCGGCGCTTGGGAACCGTTCCCGAGCCTTCGCAATTTTTGCATTTAATCTCTCCATGATCCCCAATAAGAATCTCCCCACACCCCTTGCAAACCGGGCAATGAGCGTATCCTGACATAAGTTTCTTTCCTATCATTTTATCTCCTTAAAAGTTACTCGCTCGCTATAGTAACCATTACTCTCCCCATACCAGCGAATGGTAACATAACCCTTACGAGTAGCGAGCTTGTAGAAAGTCCAAGTAAAGCTATCTTGGTATTCCTTTGTAATATCTTGTGGGTTTTGGTTGCTAGTTACTTCTTCAGCAACTAAAATCGGCTCACCGACTAAGTCGGCCAAATCCCCTGCAATATCCTCAATGGTTACTGATTCACAACATTCTTGATTGTGATAGAAATGAAAGCGTTTTCCTTCTGCGGTAAGAAATATAAGTTCACCTAGCCCAACCTGTTCTACCTTCAACAGCGTTTTTCCAAGAAGATCTTCTATCTTTGCCATTTTCCTTCTCCTTTAGGATACCTTTCCCATCCCCTGCTGCAACTTGAGGTTTATGCACTCAACCAAAAACCTTTGCCAGGCACCAAACGGAACCTTGCCCTCAAGCTCCGACCACAGAATCAAGTCCACTTTCGCAACCAGATCCTCCGGCAGGCATACAGTCTTCTCCACGCTCTTCGTCACGTTCTTCGGTCGGGCCATTTTGTAATACCTCCAATGCTAGGATTATATCGTTAATATCTTTCTTAGGCTGTAAACGGTGAAGTTCCTGCCGGGGCGGGTTTAGGGCAAGGCAGGAAGTGCAATAAGGAACGGGTACGACAATCAGGTACGAATCTCCAAGCACCCTGGGCTTGACACAAACCTTCGCCCAACGCTTGGGCTTGCCTTCCGCCGGGGCGGTGTAGGATTGAAGTTCTGCGAAGTGGGAGAAGTTTGTTGACTGGCCGCCGCAGGCACAATCGTGCCGAGTAAAGATTGCGTGGCTGGAAAGGGTTTTCCAGCAGGGGCCGATAGGCAAGTCGAGCGGGGGCAGGTCGTCGGCAAAGCGTCCGGTTTTGCGATTCGCCGCTTTGCGTTTCTCATTCATCGTCACGCTTTCGCTAAGTAAAGCATCCAGATCGCAAAGATCGTCTAAAGGATCTTCGTCCTCGTCAACCTCTGTGCCTGCGTCATTCACATCGTCTACTTCAGTCTCGGGGGATACTGCTTGAAGTTGTTCCTGGGTAGCTTCGAACATTGTGCGCCTCCAACATTAAGCTTTAGAAAGGGGAATGGCTATATGCTATCCGTGTTTTGAATATAGATATTAGACCATATTCCGGGGGATAATGCAACTAAGTATTGTGATTATTTTTCCGCCGGATTATGCCAGAATAACCCCGCCGGATAATCCAAGTACAAACAGGTTAGCAGGATACCGGAGGCGCCCGATACTTGCTAACCTGTAGGAAGGGCTACGCAGGAGAGTGCGTCAGTTGGCCCTTACAACGTCTTTGGCGGTTTTTTGGTATCCCCCGCAAAATCCCCTTGCCGCCGTCAAGTATAAATGGATTTTACAGGAGGGGTTATTAACCCTCTAACCAAAGTGGTTTAAGCTAACTCGTCCAGCATGGAATCAGTGTCAACCTTGGAAGCCTTGGAAACCTTTTCAGCCTCGATCTTCTCGATGAAGGGCTTGACCTTGGGGTTGTTCCGAAGGGCGACCTTCTCGGCCTGGGTCTTACCGGCCAGGAAGCCTTTGATATCTTCCCTAGGCTTGCCGGTCATTTCGACCAGAGCGCGGGCCAGGACGGAAGTACCAGCAAGGCCAGAACCGCCTTCGCGCTTCATGCTCCATTCCCCCTTGGTCAGGCGGTCACAGAGTTCCTGCACAGCCAGGACGCAATCATCAACATCTACCAGCCCGGCGATCTCGTCACCGATTTTCTGCTCCGCGCCGTGGGCGGCAAAACGATCCATCAAGCTCGGGGGCAGGGTGAAGTTGACGATACTGCCGTTACGGAAGCGCAGGGACAGGTCGATATTCCCGTTGTCGTCGATGACTGTGTGCTTGATCATCTTCTTCTTGCCAACGAACTCTTCCTGGGAACCGTCTTCCATCGTTACCATCTCAGACTCAGCCATTTTGTGACTCCTTGTATGCTTTCCGGTTTTAGATAGGGAAGTGCGAAAGGCACCGGCATCCATTCGTGTTCCCGTTTGGTATATATGAATGTAGCTGATACCGGGGCAGGTGTCAACGGTTATTTTTTAATGAAATCAGAAACTTCATCGAAAAATATTTTTGGTATAGACTGCCTTGGGGTATCCCGCTCAACGGGTTCTTTTATCAGCTTTCCATCTTCCATGTACCAGCGAAACAAGGCACCTTTGTGCTGTACGATAACCGTTTCTCCCATATAAATCGCCCATAAAGCTATCTTCCTCATAAGGTTTCGGTGGCGGGTATTATTCATACTCCTTTCTCCTTAGAGCAAGCTCCCCCAGGCAGGCATCGCATAGCCAAATGCCCTGGTGACATACTGTACCCGCGCGGCCAGTATGATACTCGCACCGGCGGCCAAAGGTAACATCAAACCCTTCCCTGGATTCCGGCGTGGATGCTTTATGCGCGTCGTTCATAAGGTTAGTCTTGGTCATGCTACCTCCTTCAAGGATGCGCTTTAACATCCAGTTCAAGTTTATCCGCCAGCGGAACGCATTGTATGCCTTTGACGTATCCATCCGGGGCAACGATAGCCACAGCCCGGAGTCCGTGGGCCTCACACTCCTTGGTCTGGCGGAAAACCTGATCCTTAGGCAGTGTTGGGCCGAAGTAGCATCCGCCAAGCCATAGGCAACATACTGCAATCGCTAAAGCTTTCATCTTACGTCCTCCGTTAGTCTGAGTTTGTATCGCGAACCATGCTTGACACCTTCAAGCCCATGAAGGTTAACGCCTCGGCCTAGGTAAAGCATGCGATGCCTGACCTCACGGCAATCCGCGCACCCTGGGCATGATTCCCGTTTAAGCAACCTGAACCTGTATTTAACCTGAAACCCGCGATCAACGGCTTGAAGCTTGGCCTCAGCCCGGACGCGGATACCTTTGCAATCGGTCATGGCTTGACCTCCTTAAACCGGCTTCCCCTCATCATCCGTGTACGCCTTTACCTGGATTGTTCGCGTGGTTTCTTTCATGGCTTCACCACATTATACCCGTTCAATTCCAGGCAAAGCATGTTGACTTGATCCTGTAACACTCGTGCCCCCTCCAGGTTGTCCAGCCAGATAACCACATCTTTTTCGGTTGGCAAAAACTCCCCGCCATCCTTACACCTTGCATCTGGCATATCAGTTGAGTTTATGTCATGAGGTTCGCAAGTCTGCTCAAGCAGAATCCCTACCCTGCCAGCACGACTCACCCGTGTTACTGCTACACATCCATGTCCTAATGCTGTTTCCATTTTCATTTCTCCTCAAAATAAAGTTGCCCCATATCATCCATCATCACATAACCGATCACTGCGCTCTGCCGGTACGCCTCTTCATGGGCCTCTCTCTTGGCAATGTCGTTAAATGCTGGCTGTAACAGTGCATGTGCCACGGCAGCTCCAGCGGCGAAGCACAGGATTATATAGATGATATACCGGGATAGCATATCTTGCGGTACCAGCAACCTCTTACATTCCTTCCGTGTCAAGATTCCCTTCCTTTTCCCACTCAACCTGGGCTTCTAGCTGTACCTGTGTCAGCTCAAACCCTAAAGCGTCCAGGATGTCTGCGTTACAACAATCCGAACCGTATTCAGGTTGCTCGTACTCATCCCGGTAAATTGCTATCCGGCAAGCCTCGCGGCAACTCTTACACTGAAACCTCATCCCTGAATCCATCCGCAACCTCCTTCCAGGTATCTCAAGGCCAATCGCCCGTGGCAGTCATTCGCAAGGTTAATATCCTCAAACCTGACCTCACAAGTCGGGCATTGCCAAGTCTCCGCGCGCCAAACCCAGGCCATGCACTCAGACCCCAAGCACATTCCTGAAGGATTCTTCGCACACGCAAGCTTCCTTGCCGCCGCATCTGTAACAAGCATCTTGTCGCCTCCTATCGCGTATAATAAGGATTAGTCTCTGCCGTAAGCTTGGAACCTTCCTCTTCCACCTGTATCCCTTGTTTTGCCAGCAACCCCATAAGCAAGGTTTCGGACTCTCCGGCTTCCTGCTTTGTCAGCGCGATTTCAAGGCTTTGCAGGCCAGGAGACAGTGTTTGGCGGTAAATAACCACCTTACACCCTTGCACTGTGACAGCGTAAGTGCTTGCAATCGCTACAAGTTCACTGTCTGCAAACTTCGCCTTCTTCGCCCGCCGGATACAGGCATACAGCCTTGCCCGCAGGTTCATGGCTTCTTGATATGAAGGCAGGTTAAGGGTATAATCATTAGTCCCCGCCGCCTTTCGCCAAGCCTGGGCCAAAACATTCCATTTATCCCGGTAAAGCATTGTCATTCGTTGATCTCCTAAGGTTTAGTAATTTGTCCCGGCGGCTACTCAGTACTCAATCTCCGCCGAATTATTCCGGCATAATCTCCGGGAATAACTAACAATATCCGATCCCCCCACCCCTTGCAACATATATTTATCAATCTGTTTTAAGTATATTCGACCTCTGTTCTGGATTATTATAAAGGAATTCATGGAAGTTACTGCAGGAGTTATGAAAGTTAGCCATTTTAGCCGATTTAGCGAAGTTAGTACCCCGGCATCTCCCCCCGCCCCCGTTCCTCCCCGGAATAATTACTAGGGGGTGCAAGCAGTGGCCACCTGAGTGGTGTAGTAGTAAGGTTTATTTTTTTTTTTTTTTTTTGAAAACCTTAGAAGGAAGGGGTATGACACCAAGGACTCAGGGGAAGGATAACCCAGGGGAGATTGGGGGGACGGGGAAGGGGGGGGGGGATGCTAACTCCGCTAAATCCGCGATATCGGCTAACTCGTCGGAACTGTAGCCGGAACAGGCGGGAACAAACGGCTAGCTTTGGGTATATGTTGCGGAATTGTTGGGGAAATGTTATGGAAATTTCGCTCCATTTTGTTAGAACGCGATTGCGCGGGCATGGCGGGGTTTTGAATGGCGGGTATACGGACGTACGGGGGCGGGTATGGAAATGCCGTGGTGGGCCGTTTCCGGGCGTTTTTCGGGGCAATCCCGGCGCATCATCCCGCCCCCGAACACCGGACGCAAAAACGCCTCGGCCAGAAACTACCTGAACCGAGGCATATGGCCCGACGTATGGTGGCTGGTGCTAGTCGTTCAATTCGTCCAGCAGATCATCGCTATCCACCCAGGAAACCCGCTCTGTGCGAATTTCGTCAATAATCGCCGCGATTTTCGGGTTTGCGCGCAATGCGGACTGTTCAGCCTTGGATTTACCGTCGAGAAATTCGCGGATGGCTTCCGGCGTTTTGCGGTCATACAGCCTGCGCAATGCGCGGAACAACAACCCGCCGGACACGCCACCGCCGCCCTCACGGTTTTTATTCCATTCGCCATTTAGCAGCCGTTGGTAAACATCATATACGGCATTGTATTTGTCCTCGATAGAGGCCGTTGCGCCGGTATCGGGGTTGCGGGATATGGCCGCCGCATCGACCAGCTTCTGCTTCAGCCCGTGCATAACCGCCCGATTGACAATGTCCGCCTCCAGCGCCTCTGCGTTCACTGTGATCTGTTTCCCGTTGGCGAAAACCAGTGTCATCTTCTGCCCGTCAATGTTCGCCGCAATATCCTTCTTCGTGGTCTGTTCCATTTTTGCGCCTCTTTCGTTTTGTGTTGCTAAATGGGCCTGATTGCCCGTTGATTGCTAGTTTTGTGCCTGTTCGCCTACAAACATAATCGCCGCCAATTCCTGTACCATTGCCCGGCGGGTAGCCTTTGGGTATTGTTTCCACATCGGGCTATGGCGTAGAATGGTCAGTGCGTCCCGTATTGATTGCATGGTATACATGATCCGCCTCCTCTGTTGGTGTGATCCATTCGTTAAATACACCGTACCAAATTCCGCCGGATAATGCACGAATTATTTTAGCCTGCTATCATTTTTTCCTGCGCCCCATCCCCGCCGCATATTAATGAACGCGCGTAGCAATAACCATGCCAGCCTGCCTATGCAATCATCATGCCATGCCGCTGGCACGCTTCGTGCTATTGCATCATCCATGCCAGCCTAAACATTTTTCCTGCGGCATGAACCTTGCAAGCGGCCTGGGGGTGGGTCAATCGGCAGGCGGGGGTGGCGATTTCGGTGGGTTAACTGTATGTAATCCACACGCGCTTTGTCAGTTTTTTGTTATTCCCGGCATCCCCGCCCCAGCTACTTCTCCCCCCTGAAAATAAAAATAAAGTGGGATCGTAACTCCGGGGTATTATGGAAGTATAATTCCGGGGGATTCTATACTGTTTAGCCGCCCGCCTTTTCGCCTTTCCGCTTGACACGCCGGCGGCCATACTGTATGTTGGGCTGCAGGAGGACACGAAAATGGCGCACGAAGTAACGAAACTGCGGTACACGCACGAAGCCCTGGCGGATATGCTTCTAACCTGCCCGGATATGACCCAAAAAGAACTCGCGGTGATGTTCGACCGGAGTCCTGTTTGGGTGGGGTATACTATCGCCTCGGATGCTTTCCAATTCTACCTCGCGAAGCGGCGGGAGGAGTTGGTTGATCCGGGGTTGATGCTGACGATTGACGACAGACTGAAGGGCTTGGTTACAAAGTCCGTGGACGTCCTGATGGAAAAACTGGAAGAAAACCCGACAGCGGATCTTGCGGTGAAGGCGCTGGAGCTTGGGTCAAAGGCCCTCGGGTATGGCGCGCGGCCACAAGGCGGTGCGGTGGTGAATAATAACTTCGTAGTGGCAATGCCTGGAAAAGTAGAATCCGCCGTAGAATGGGCGGATAAGTACGCCGGCGGGGTTTTAGAGGCAGGTTCTCCCAATGGCTGAGGCGGAACAGATTATACTCTGGCGTCCCCAGGATGGGCCACAGACAGCCCTTCTTGAATGCTCCATCTTCGAAGTCTTCTACGGCGGTGCGCGTGGGGGAGGGAAAACCGAATCCTCCATAGGAGACTGGCTTCAGCATTCAGCTCTCTATGGCGAGGCCGCGGTCGGCATCTTTTTCCGCCGGAAACTCATTCAGCTCGCGGAGGTTATAGCCCGCACCAAGCAAATATTCCCCAAACTCGGGGCTAAGTATAATGAGCAGAAAAAAGAATGGGTTATGCGGAACGGTGCTCGACTTAAGTTCGCCTACCTGGAACGAGATTCCGATGCCGAGGAATACCAAGGCCATAACTATACCAGAGTCTATGTGGAAGAAGTCACCAACTTCCCCTCCCCAAGCCCAATCAACAAGCTTCGAGCAACTTTGCGATCAGTTTCTGGAGTCCCTGTAGGAATGAGGTTGACAGGAAATCCTGGAGGGCCAGGGCATAATTGGGTTAAAAAGCGATACATTGACCCGAATCCAAAAGGATTTCAGATCGTCACAGAAGACTGCGAAGTTGAGGTTGACGGGGTTAAGGGGACTGTTATCCTGGACTATGTTTTCATCCCCTCGAAAATCGGGGATAATGTCCTGCTTATGCGGAATGACCCGACGTATATACTGCGCTTGCGGCAATCGGGTTCTGAGGCATTGGTTAAAGCTTGGCTTGAAGGGAATTGGGATATTATCGACGGAGCCTTTTTCGATTGTTGGGATGATTCCAAGCATGTTTTGCCAACCCGCGAATGGCTGGCCAAACTCCCGCGCCAAGCAACCCGCTTTCGCTCCATGGACTGGGGTTCCGCCCGCCCGTTTTCAGTAGGGTGGTACATAGTATCTGACGGAACCTGGGGATTGCCCTCCGGCGCCTTGTTAAAGTACCGGGAATGGTATGGAGCTACTGGCCCAAACAAAGGCCTGAAAATGACAGCAGATCTTGTCGCACAAGGTATATATGAAAGGGAAAAAGGGGAAGTTATTAACTACGGAGTTGCCGATCCTGCTATCTTTATCAGAGATGGCGGGCCAAGTATCGGCGAGACTATGGCTGTTCACCGGTGTAGCTGGCGTAGGGCTGATAATAAGCGAAAAGCTGGTGCGGAGTTGTTGAGGCAGAGGTTGACAGGTATAGACGGCGTCCCGATGCTTTATTTCCTTGATTGTTGCGAGGATACCATCCGAACCTTGCCGGTACTTCAACACGCTGAAAACGATCCGGAAGATGTAGACACGGAAGCTGAAGATCACGCCTACGACGAAACCCGCTACGCAGCGATGGCGCGGCCATGGATAGGCAAAACCACCCAACTTCCACATTTCCCCTTGCCGAAATCGCCGGGGCAGTATACGATAAATGAGCTGTTGGAGCGTCAACGTAAAAAACGTCTAGCGAGGGCTGAATTGTGAGAAAAGCCGGAAAAGTGAAGGATGATCCGAAAGCGGAAGCGGCGGCTAAAGGGCGTAGTGTTGCCTTTTGGTGCCGGGAAATCGCTGATGCCAGAAAGCGTGAAGTAAAGTTTCGGAAGCTTGCCAAAAAAGCGGTGAGTATATATGAGACTGAAGAAAGCGAAAAAATGCCCTTCAACATTCTGTATAGTAACACTGAGACATTGAAAGCGGCTTTGTATAACTCCACGCCGAAGCCGACTGCTAGCCGCCGGTTCAAGGACGCCGATCCTATCGGGAAGATTGCCTCGCAGTTTATTACTCGGTATCTGGAATTTTTCATCGACTCCGGGGATCGGGATTATTCAGATTTTAACGAACTTATCCTAGCCTCGATTGCCGAGGGATTGCTCCCTGGCCGGGGCTTGACACGGTTTAAGTATGAAGCAGAAATGTCCGAGGCTACTGAAGACCAACCTGCGACTGTGACTTATGAAACTGTCTGTGGGGAAGAAGTCTCCTGGGATAGGGTGTATTTCGGATATACGAAAAGCTGGGCAAAACTCCCGTGGCTTGCCTTTGAACACTTCATGGGGAAGGAAGAGCTTGAGAAAAACTTCGGGGAGGAAATTGCCGCGAAGATTCCTTTGGCTGTATCCGATGTGACTTCTAAAGGCGGTTCCGCTGACGACGAAGAATCCTCTCCCCCGAAAGATATTGGGGAAGCTACCCTCGCGCATATTTATGAAATCTGGGATAAGGACGAGAAACAAGTATCCTTTATCTGCCCGGATTACAAGGATGCGGTGTTGAAGCAGGTGGCTGATCCGCTGGAACTTAGCGGGTTTTTCCCTATCCCCCGCCCGATTGTTTTCGGGAAAAAGATTTCCTCCCTCGTGCCTGTGCCTTTGTACGCTTACTATGAGGAACAGGACAAGGAGCTGAACCGCATCACCATCCGCATCAACAAGATCATCAAGGCCTTGAAGGTTCGTGGGTTTTATGATGCTTCGCTGGAAGGTATGGCCGACGTCCTTACCGCCGACGATAACATCCTGCTCCCGGCGGCGAATGTTGCCTCCATGCAGCAGGGACAAACTCTAGAAAAAGCTATTTGGCTTATGCCGATAGAGAAACTCATCAACGTCCTGCAACAGCTATACGTTCAGCGTCAGCAAGTAAAAGCTATTATTTACGAGATCACTGCAATCGCTGATATCATGCGCGGCGCAAGCCAGGCTTCAGAAACCCTTGGCGCCCAGGAGATTAAAGCGCAATGGGGTAGCCTGCGGTTGAAAAGCATGCAGAAAGAAGTCTCCAGGTATGTCCGGGATTGCCTGCGGATCGTGGCGGAGATCGGGTTCAAGCAACTTAGCCCCGAGACCTTGATGCAGGCTACGAACCTGACCTACCCGACCAGGGAGCAAAAGGCTCAAGCACAGGCAATGGCAGCACAGGCGCAGCAGCAAGCGGCTATGTTGCCGCCGGAAGCCCGAGGGCAAGCCACCCTCCCGCCGCAAGTACAGCAAGCTTTAACCCTCCCGGCTATCGAGGACTTGATGCAGGTTCTTCAGGACAATATGCAACGCCGGTATAAGGTTGATATTGAAACCGACTCCACCATTGCCCTGGAATCGGCAAACGAAAAGCGGGATATTGGCGAAGCTTTGAACGCTATCAGCCAATTCCTCAACGGTGCGTTGCCGATGGTGCAAGGGAAAATTCTCCCATTCGCGGCTATGAAGGCGATTCTACTTGGCATCGTTCGGCGGTTTAAGTTCGGTACGGAGGTTGAGGGGGAAATTGAGAAAATGGTTGAACCTCCCCCTCAACCTCCAGAGGAAAAGCGAGCTGGGCCTGATCCAAGAGTGGAAGCGGAAAAAGCGGCGATTGAGCTACAAACCTTGAAAGCCGAAACTGCGGCAAAAGCCCGGAAAGCCCAGCGGGACGAGGAACTCGCGGTTATCGAAACGCAACTTAAGCTTAAAGACCTTCAGCGGCAGGATCAACTTGCGGATGCGAAGTTCAAGAGTCAACTCCACCAGCTTCAGGTAAAGGCGAGGACCGCAGAGGTAAAAGCTTTGGAGACTGTCGTAGGAGGTCAAAATGCCACTATATGAATATGAATGTAAAATCTGTGATAGGATTGTGGATGTGGTTATCAGGTTGAGTGAACTTGACAAACCACAGCATTGCCGTATGTGTGGGAGCGGAATGGCAAGGCTTATGTCCGCCCCGCATATTCAGATGGATTATCCTGGGTATCAGTGTCCAGTTAGTGGAAAATGGGTTGAGGGCAGGGCTGCCCATAAAGCGAACCTCGCCAAGCATGGGTGTCGGATACTGGAGCCTGGGGAACAAGTGGACAGAGATAAGCGCCTGGCTGCCGAGGATCGGGATTTTGATAAAAAACTTGAACGTACGGTCGGCGAAGCTATCCACGCGATGCCGCCGGAAAAACAACGTAAGTTGGCTACGGAATTGGAGCATGGGGCTTCTGCAACTGTGGTACGACAGTAAAGGAGAAATGGAAACATGGCGTATTTAATCAAGGGGCAGGAAGATGAAACTGGATTGGATATGGAAGCAGCTGTCGCGGATATTGCCGACGGACTTGGACTGGAATCAGTTGATGCTGGCGACGACGGGGGTGACGTTGATGGTGTTGAGCCTTTGGGTGATGCTGGTACTACTGCTGTGGACAAGCCCGCGGATGCCGATGTAGAGGCACCGGAGGCGACGGATACTGGAGCTCCTACCAGTGAGTCTGCCCCCAAAACCTGGCGCCCGGAAGCGGCTAAGGCCTGGGAAACGTTGCCACCAGAGGTTAAGGCGGAAGTTCTCAAACGTGAAGAGGATATGTTCAAGGGGATTGAAAGCTATAAAGGGGAAGCCGCCCTCGGCAAGGCGGTCAAGGAAGTAGTAACCCCCTTCATGCCCGCGCTTCAAGCCGCCGGTATCGAACCCATCTCCCACATCAACAAGCTCCTCCACGCGCATCAAATCCTTTCCACAGCGCCCTTGGAGCGAAAACAGGCTATCTTCCAAAGCCTGGCTTCCGAGTACGGTGTGACCTTGGGTGAAGCCGGTGACGCCCCCTACATCGACCCGCAAATCGCTAACTTGAACAAAACCATTGACGATCTTCGAAGTAGGCTTGATACTACCGACAGGATAAAGGCAGAAGCAACCAGGGAAGAGCTGAAAAAGGAAATTGATACTTTTGCTGCTAACCCTGCCAACGTTTATTTTGATGAAGTCGCTAACGACATAGCGCACTTGCTCAAAACCAAAGCGGTTGGAACCCTTGCCGAAGCCTATGAAAAAGCTGTTTGGATGAATCCGACTGTCCGTGCCAAAGAGGTCGCCCGCTTGGCGGCGGAAAAAGAATCTCAGGCAAAAGCGGAGAGCGCGGAGAAAGCGTCCAAAGCGGCGAAAGCAACAGCAGCAAATGTCAAAACCACACAAAAACAAGGACGCGGAACGGCTCCTGTTGGAAGTCTGGACGACACCCTCACTGAGGTTCTCGGCAACATAAAGTCGAGATCGTGACCAAACTTAAAAAGGAGTAACTTACAATGGCATCACCGAACAGCATTTTTACCGAGCTGGTAACTACCACCTACCGGAAGCACCGGAAGGACGTCAAGGACAATCTGTCCAAAAACAACGCATTGCTTGCGCGCCTGGATAAGAAAGGCAACACGCGGTCTGAGGATGGGGGTTTGACCATCGTCGAGTCCCTGGACTATGCCGCAAATTCCACTTACCAGCGTTACAGCGGCCTTGACGTATTGAACATTGGTGCTTCAGACGTTATCAGTGCCGCTGAGTACCCATGGCGCCAGATCGCTATCAACGTTGTGGCTTCCGGCATGGAGCTCCGCATCAACTCCGGCGATTCCAAGATCATATCCTTGGCAAAAGCCCGCATGAAGAATGCAATCCGGACTTTCAAGAATAACTTTTCTTCCGACGTGTACAGCGACGGTACCTTGGCCAACCAGATCAACGGCTTGCAAGCCCTGGTTTCCGATGCGGGTACCGGTACTGTCGGTGGGATTGATTCTTCCGTCTGGCCCTTTTGGAAGTCCATCGTGCAGTCTGCGGCGGCTCCCTTGCAGGGTGGCGGTGCGATTGTCCCCAGCGCCACCACCATCGAGTCCTTGATGTTGCCCTTGTGGATGGAATTGACTCGCGGCGACGACAAGCCGGATCTGATCGTGTCTTCAAACGACTACTTCACGTTCTTCGAAACCTCTCAGACCTCCATCAAGCGCTACACGGACTCCGATTCGGCTGACGCCGGATTCCTGTCCATGAAATACAAAGGCGCCGATGTGATCTTCGATGGTGGCTCCGGTATCCCGGCGGCTCATATGTACTTCCTGAACACCGACTACCTCCAGAAGGTTGTTCACAAGGACGCGGATATGACCACCATGGACGAGATGACTCCTGTGCACCAGGATGCTGTTGTTATCCCGATCCTCTGGATGGGTAACCTGACCTGCAGTAACCGTTCTATGCAGGGCGTGGTGAAGGCGTAATCAATCTCCCCCGGATTATGATTGTATAATCCGGGGGAATTACCAATTTTCGATTTAAAGGAGTTTCATTATGAGTCAGTTTATCATTCGTGAAGGTCTTGTTGGTATGCAGGATATCGCAGTTACCAGCACCACCAAACAGCATCCTCTGGGCACCGTTGTTAAGGCCGTGGATATCGCCTCTACCGCATACGGTGAAGGCGAGTTCATCTACCTGAAAGGCGTTGCCTCCACGGTTGTAGGTTCCTTTGTAACCTATAATGCCGACGACGGCTCCACCGTCCTGCTCGCCGCTAACGCAATCGGCCCCGTGGCCGCTGCAATGTCCATCAACGTTGCCGATCAGTACGGCTGGTACCAGATCAAGGGCAAGGCAGTCGGTAAAGTTGCCGCCGCCTTCGCTGACAATGGCCTTGTCTACGCCACTGCAACCGCAGGCACTGCCGACGACGCCGTTGTCGCTGGTGATCGTGTGAAGAATTGCCTTGGTGCCAGTGCCATTGACACCCCCTCCACCGGCCTTGCCGAAATGAAGATGGATCACCCCTTCATGGACGACGCGACTGCCGCGTAAGCCAAAGGGTAAACCTAACGGGGGCTTCGGCCCCCTAACTTTTAAGGAGTTTTTATCATGGTTGAAGTTGCGGCGGAGAGACCTCCCTATGTAACGTTTGAAGTAAGGGCGATTGAGGACAGGAATGCTTCTATCGAGCAAGGGCATTATGTGGCGAAGGACGTTGACTTCGCCCTTATCACCCCGGCGGGAAGTAAAGACAGGATCGAGCGGGTTGTGGCGGAATGGTTTGCGAAACTGGAAGAAGATGTTCGTAGCCAGCGAGTCGATCCTGCGTGGCCGGCGGCTTTCAAGGAGGCATACAAAGCCTGGAAAGACGGTCGTGAAATTCCTGTCAATGGCACTCCTATCTTGACTTGGCCTTCGCTGTCTCCTGCCCAGGTAAAAACTCTCATTGACTGCCAGCTTCGTACTATCGAAGACTTGGCTGTTGTGAATGAAGATACCCTCGCACGTATCGGCATGGGAGGTCGGGCGTTAAAGCAACGTGCCATTGACTGGCTTGCCTCCGCCGCTTCCATTGGAAAACCTTCCGAGGAGCTTTCTAAGCTTAAAACCGAAAACAGTGATTTGAAACAGCAAAACACAGACCTACTGGCAAAGGTGAAAGGGCTGGAAGCCAAAGTGCAGGTACTGTCAACACCTTCTAAAGGCTAATCATGAATATCCTCCAGATTGTTAATGAGTTTTGTCGCCGGACAGCCGTTCCGGTTCAAGCTGCTATGGCTACGTCCCAGGATGATCAAGCCCTTCAGCTTATGGCTTTATGCAATGAAATTCTTGATGATCTTGGGGAGAGAAAAGCCTGGACAATGCTTCATACAGAAGCAACTTTCACCACCTTAGCCGCCGAGGATCAAGGTGCCCTCGCGACTATTGCTTCCGGCGGCTATACCAGTATCATGGAGGGGGTATTGTTCGACAGGACAAACAGCCAATATATCCTTGGGTCTGTTTCTCCTTCTCAATGGCAGGCGGCCAAAGCGAACCTTTCCTCGATCTCTGACACACAGTATCGGGAGATGCAAGGGCATCTTTACCTAACCCCTGCCCCGGCCGCAGGAGACACAATTGCGTTTGAGTATGTGACTTCCTATCCTGTAGTAGATAACTCAACCGCGCCTGTTTTGACCTCTAAAGCCTATTTTACGAGTGATGCTGACACATGCCTCTATCCGGATAAGCTTCTTATCCTTGGCCTTCGGTGGCTCTGGAAACGTGAAAAAGGCATCCGCTACGGGGAAGAGTTTCGGCATTATGAGTCAGCTGTAGTAAACTTCATGGGGAAGGATGGCGGAAAACAGGCTATTGATATCTCTTGTGATGCGCAACCTGCTAATGGTATCATAATCCCTGACCGGAGTTGGCCGCTATGAGACAAGCTTTAGAGGAAAGTAGGTTACAGCCTGGGCAAAAAGTCTCCCTGCCTTCCCCGACCGGTGGCTGGAACGCGCGGGACTCTGTAACCGCAATGGGGAAGAAAGATGCTATTTATCTGGATAACTTTTTCCCACGCATGACAGATGTTATGCTCAGGAAAGGTTGGGTTGAGTATGCAACAATACCTGAAGATACTGCTCTGTCGCCGCATAACATTCGTACGCTTTTTTCCTATGCACCACCTTCTGGTGACGAGGAACTCTTCGCGGTGGATAACACCGGAGTATATGATGTAACCGGCGGCGGGGCAGTTTCTACCAACCTTTCCGCTACGACTAATGGGGAGTGGCAGTACCAAAACATGACAACCCCAGGAGGAAATTTCCTTTGGGCATGTAATGGGGTTGATAAATGTAAGTTATATGACGGAACAACCTGGACGATGCTGGACGGAACGTCTACTCCAGCGCTTACAGGTATCACTTCTACCGATGTAGTGAATGTTTCGATCTTCAAAAATCGTCTTATTCTCACGAAAAAAGCCTCTTTGTCCTTTTACTATCTGCCTGTAAATTCGATTGCTGGTGCGGCTTCGGAGTTCCCTTTAGGCAGTCTGTTTAACCTCGGGGGGTATCTGGTTGCAACAGCTTCTTGGTCGTTAGACGGCGGCGAAGGTGTAGACGACTATTTTGTAGCAATAACCTCTAAAGGCGAAGTTGCTGTCTACAAAGGAACCGATCCGAATGACGCTACTGCCTGGGCACTTACAGGTGTATTTCAAATCGGCGCCCCCCTTGGCTACCGATGCTTTACCAAAGTAGGTGGTGATCTTTGTGTCTTGACTGTCCAAGGTATTTTCCCTCTTTCCAAGGCCCTTATTAGTTCCAGTGTCAATGCCGGAGCTGCTATTAGCGATAAAATCGTGTCTGCTTGGCAGGATGCCGTAACTGCGCAAAAAACTGCTTTCGGTTGGCAGGCTACGCTTTTTCCTGAAGCTTCTATGCTTTTGGTAAACGTGCCTATAGGCAGGAATGATGGCTTAAATATTGTTTATGCTTATCAATTTGTAATGAATACTCAAACCGGAGCCTGGGCTAGGTTTACCAATCAGCACGCAGAAGCTTGGTGTGTACATAATGGAGAGCTTTACTTCGCTTGTCATAATAAGGTCGCTAAAGCTTGGACTGGCGCAGAAGATAATGGGACGATTATTGATGCGAAAGTTAAGCTTGCTTTCCAAGCCTTGATAGCGTCGGCAACCAAGCGCGTTACAATGTTCCGCCCGAATATGACTGCCAACGCGGATGTTACCCTTACTTTTGCCATTGATGTGGATTATAAAGACGATCCGAATATTGGTAGTAGTTCTGGCCTTGCGCTTGGCGGAGACCGATGGGATGCGGGGGTTTGGGATTCTGCCCGATGGGTAGGAACTGTTACGATCTTAAAGTGGCGTACCGTTTCCCATTCTCCTGGCGGCACTTTGTCTTTGCGCTTGCATTTGGAAACCAAAGGTGTTAGTCTTACCTGGAGTGCGGTGGATTTTATTGTCGAAGGTTGTGGTTTGCTTTAAAAGTTCCCTGTAGTCTCCTTTCACCTACCCTCCGGCGGGGGTTAAGATTAACTTACTGCTGGAGGGTTTTCTATGCCATACCTCCCCTTGAAAGCTTAAAATGATTATCACCGAGGCAAGCCGACAACCGGAGATGCTTGCGTGGCTTTGCGCGCGGGCTGGCGGCGATCCGGCTAAGGTCAATGGCATGTGTATTGGGAATGAGCTTAACGGGGAATTGGTAGCGGTTACAGGGTATGATTGTTTTACAGGAGATACTGTCAGAATCCATATCGCTGGGGAAGGAAAGGGAAATTGGTTTTCGAAGGATTTTTGTTGGTATTGTTTTTACTACGCTTTCGAGCAATTAAAAGTTAAAAAACTCATAGGGCATGTTGCTTCGTGGCAGACACGAGCTTTACGGTTTGATAAACATCTTGGGTTTATGGAAGAGGAAGTTATTGAAGGGGGTGCGCCGGAAGGTGACTTGCATATTCTGACCATGACCAAAGATCAATGTAGGTTTTTAAGGAGAAAATAAAATGGGCTTTGTAGGAGATATTGTTGGAGATATTTTTGGTGGTGGCGGGAGTGACGCGCCTCCGCCTCCTGATCCGTATGCAACCGCAAACGCTCAGTACGGCATGAACGCGGATACCGCAAGGGTGAACGCGGCCCTCGACCGTTACAAGCAAATTACGCCTTACGGTACCTTGGACTGGTCTAACTCCGGAGACAAATGGACGCAGACACAGACTCTTACACCTGAAGGGCAGTTTCTGCTTGATGCTACAAATAGAATGTCCAGGGATTATGCAGGACTATCTGACACACTTTTCGATAACGCTCGTGCCGATCTCGCAAACCCTGTTCCTCAAGCAAATGAACAGACACGGCAGGCTGTTGAAGACGCCTTATATCGTCGTGCGACTTCAAGGCTTGATCCGCAGTTTGCACAGCAAGAATCTGCTTTAACTTCAAGTCTTGCTAATCAGGGGATTACACTGGGAAGCAATGCCTATGACACAGCTCAACAAAATTTCATGATGGGCAAGAATGACGCTTATCAAAACGCTATGGATTCTGCAGTGGCTCGCGGCGGCGCGGAAGAGACACGGCAACTTACGAATCAGGAGACTGCTCGGAATCAGGTGCTCAATGAGCTTAATGCTTTGCGGACTGGTTCACAGCTCACAAACCCAACCTTTAATCCTGAAAATGTTTCGACAAATGTTGCGCCGACGAACTTGATGCAAGGGGTTTATAATTCCTATCAAGGAGATTTGAATAACTATAACGCCGGGGTAGGTTCTTCGAATAACATGATGAGCGGATTGACGGGCCTTGGTGCTAGTTACGCTGGAAGTGCGGCTGGAAGTAGTGCGATTACCGCAGGGGCAACCGCTCTAGCCTCGATGTTTTAGGCAAACTTATGCAACCTATTGACAAGCCTATAACGTCATATTTCAAGGAACCTTCTATAGGTGTATGGGCTTCGGAAGAATTTATAGCCGCCGCGTTTCAGGAAGAAAAGGCTATTCGTTTGGACATATGTCGCTTGGACTTACAGGATGGTTTAACCTGGGATATGCTACGGGAGATTAAAAACGCTTGTGGCTTTGCAGACTACGACGGAATAGAGTTTTATCCCAGGGAGCAAGATGTTATAAACACTGGAAACATTCGGCATCTTTACCTTTCTAAAGAACTTTTGCCGCTGATACGGAGGAAATAAAATGGCTGGATCAATGCCGACATATGATTACGAAGTGGAAAAAGATGCCTTGCTTAGGAAGCAGAAAATAGCCGACGCTATGCTTTCCCAATCCGTTTCCCCTTTGGAGATTCAGCAAGTAGGGCCTGTGGCTTCGCGCGTAAGTCCGTTTTCAGCGGCGGCAAAGATTCTTCAAGGCTATATGGCTGGTAAGGAAACCGAAGGGATTAAGAAGGAAAAGGCGGATTTGGCGGAAAGGTATAGTTCTGACCTTTCCTCAGGCATGCAGGATTTTATGCGAGTGTCTCAGGGATATGAAGCGCCGGAAAGCCCTTCCGAAGGCGCGCCAATGGTACAGGTTCCGCCGGATAAAAAGCGCGCGATCCTGGAAGCTATTGCCTCGAACCATCCAGTTTTGCAGGCACTCGGGATGAAGCAATTAGAGTCGCTGAGCAAAGGCGAGGATTTGGGAGAGGTTGGTGGGGTTGTTTATGATAAGGGGAATCGGCAAATCGTTACTCTTGGAGGAGCCCAGCCTACACAAAAAAGCATTAACGGCGATTTGTATGAGCTGAATCCTTCTACAGGGCAATGGAAAAAGCTCGACAACGCTCCAAGGATCAATAACACCACCAATGTAAGTGTAAGCCCAACCATCAAGGGTGAAGGGAAGTTCATGGAGCAGCTTGGTTCTGACACCGCAGCGGCTGTAACTATCGCAAGACAGAAAAAGCAACAAGCACAAAAAACGATTGAGCTTACCAACCAACTTGAAGGCTTGGGCAAAGCTGGAACTTTTAGCGGGCCTTTGGCGAATGTTGGGACAGTTACTGCTTCTTTCGCAAACTCCCTCGGCATCCCTGTGGATACTAACAAAATGGCGAATAGTGAAGCTTATAAGCAAACCATTATGCGGCAAGTTGCGGATATTATCACTGCGAGTGGTGGCATCGGTAAGTCCTTTTCCGATGCAGACCGCGAGGCTTTTCTTAAGCAATTTCCGGAGCTTATTTCCAGTCAGCAGGGTCGTGCAAGGATTATCGCAAATATGCGGAAAACTGCTACAATGGATATCGACTACGCTGACACTGTGCAGAAGAAACTTGAAACCGATTTTCCTGAGGCGGCAAGACTTTTTGGGGTAGCGCCTTCTAACGGGAATTTTCCTGTAAATCCAGCGACACCCGCAGCGAAACCTATGCGGAGGTTTAACCCCGCCACAGGGAGGATTGAATAATGCCGCAGATAATTGAAGTCCCTGGAATGGGGCAGGTTGAATTCCCTGACGGAATGGGGGATCGGGAGATTGAACAGGCTATTCAGGCTAGTATGCCTAAAGCAGAAGGTATGCTGGAAGAGGCTGGCCGTGTGGCTGATAAATCTATCCGTGGTGGGTTGCTTGCTATCCCTGAATTGGCTTCGATGCTGGCTAAAGGTGCAAGGGTTCCGGCGGAATGGCTTGCGCGGAAAGTGGGGGCAACCGATGCTGATATGGTGGCACCTTCTGTGCTGGAAACCTTACCGGAGAAGATTAAAGCTGTAACAGGCGGGGAGATTGCACAACCACAGACAACTGCCGGAAAGTATCTAGGTTCTGCTGGTCAAGGTGCTGTTGCGGCGGTAGCTGGCCCTGGGGGTTTAACCAATGTTGCTAGAAACTTGCTTGTAGGAAGTTCTGCTGGTACAGGAAGCGAAGGCGCGGCGCATCTTCTCGGTGACAATGCTTTATCGCGAATCCTCGGGGCTTTAGCTGGGGGTGGAGTAGCTGCAGTAGGAAGTTCAGCTGTCCCCAACGCAAACAAGCTTATCAAACAAGCTACCTCCCACATGAAAGATGTTGACTGGCGGCGAGCTGGTGTGCTTGAAGGTTTACTGGAAAATACCGGGATATCCCACTTGAAATCGCAACTCCTAGGCCCAGCTTCCACCTTGGACGATCTTACCTCAGTTGCTGGTTCCCATCCTTCAGTCCGTCCGCAGTTGCTTGGCGCGGTGCGGAACTCCCCCGAAGAAGCTCGTAAAGCTTTCGAAGTTTGGTCTTCTGGGAATCTTCCGCCTGGGGTAGGTAGCCGTCGGTCGGTATTGGAGGACGTACAAGGAGCTGCCGAGGGGGTAATTGATACTCTGAAAAAAGACGCGAATAAAGCCTACGTCAACGCTTTGCCTGACGGTGTATCTGCTGAAAGATATGGGAAAGCCTTTGTAGACACGCTCCGAGGGCAACTTGAAACTTTGGTGAAAGACCCTGAACGCTATGGGCCTAACACCGCCGGCGGTCAAGCTATCCTTAAGTTTATGGGAAACCATCTTCCACCATTGAAACCTTTTCAAACTGTGCAAAAAGGTTATATCAATAACCTTGTAAAAGATCTGAATACTATTGCGGAAAAGGAAGGGTATAAAGGGCTTCCGGTGAAAGACATTCGCGGGATCTTGAAAGATTTTACTGTGGATGATTTCGGAGCTGCGCGGGAGGCCAAAACTGCTTTCATGAAGCAAAGTGTTAATCCGGTTGAGCGAGGGTTGACGGGGCAGATCGCGCAAATGGGCGGTGGGGTTAAGCCTGACAGGTTTACGGCAAAGGAAACAGCGTTGAAGCTTGTATTTCCTGATAAAACCCCACAGCCCCAAGAAATCGCTAAACTCGGAAAGGAACTTGGCGGGGATGCTGTTGGGCAGATGCTCCGGGAACACCTTGCCACGAATATGGAATCCGCAGTGAAAATTGGAAAGCAGGAAGGTAAGGCTTTGCAGGCCCCCTTTGATTTTCTAAGCAAGGTTGCAGGGACAAATGCTCAGAGGCAGAACCTGGAAGCGGCCTTGCAGATTGTGGCTAAGGATTCCGGCGCAAACCCGGCGGCAGTCAGGAATGGGTTTTATAAACTCATGAAAGCTTTCGGAACTACCAAAGACCTTAAACTCCCAGAAACCGTAGATCGTGCGGTGTTGGCTCAGCAAGGTGGTGTGAATGTTCCTGGACTACTTGTAGCTCCTCAGTCTCGTCTTGGTCGTTACTTGTGGGAGCGTACGACTGAAAAAACCTACCGCAAGATTGCCGAGATTATTACTTCCAAGGATGGATTAAAACAGCTTGAGGAAATTGCAAAAGCACCGGATAGTAAAGTAGTGCAGGCATTAACACGGAGTCTGGTAGTAGCGGCGGAAGATGAAGGGGATACTAAATCCACCGGAATTACTCCAGAATAATCCCAGGGAGAAACGACTATGGCTTTTGATGGAAACGGAAACTATAACTTACCAGTCCCGGAGTTCCCTGCGGTGGCCGGGGAGTATATCCGGGCCAGTGACTTTAACACCATCATGCAGGATATCGCCGCAGCGCTGTCTAAGTGCTTGGTGGAGGATGGTCAACAGCCTTTGACCGCTAACCTTCCTGCGGGAGGGAAAAAGGTTACGGGACTTGGGGCTGGGACAGTTCCTGGTGACGCAATACGCTATGAACAAGGAGCAAAATTGGCTGGTGATACCTTTATCGGCCTCGTCAACTTCGCTGCCGGGGCAAACATAGCATCTGCCGCTACGATTGACCTGGCGGCGGCCACCGGGAACAGCCCACGGATTACGGGAACCACGCCGACTTCTGCCGTGACGATGAATACCGGCCAATGGGAACTTGTAGTCGCCGACGGTGCGTGGCCCTTGACATATAATGCGACTACAAACAAACTCAATACTAATGGGGGAAACTACACCTGTACGGCAGGAGACCGTGTTCTATATCATAAGGATTTGTCCGGTGTTGTACACGGATCGATCTTCAGAACAGACGGAAAACCCGTCATCAACCCGACTAGCCTTTCCGATGTGGCATTAACGACAAACACTGGCATACAAAATCTGTCATCTGCCGGATCAACATTATTACTTGATTTAGCAACGACCACCACCGCAAGTGGCAGACAGCAGGTCGGAAACCCTGGGACGCCAGATCTTTTCCGTATCAAAAATGTAGCGGCGACAGCCATAGAAATCGATTCTATAAATTATGTATACCCTGGTGTTGATAATATGCAAAACCTCGGGAAAGCGGCAAACAGATGGAAAGAGGTGTTTGCCGGAACGGGCACTATCAACACTTCAGATGCTAGGCAAAAAACGGAAGTGTTTGCACTATCGCCAAACGAGATAAATGCAGCTAAACAGCTTGCTGATGAAATTGGATGGTTCCAGTTTCTTACTTCTGTAGCCTTAAAAGGTGATGCAGCAAGGCACCATATCGGCATGACGGTACAGAGAGCTATCGAGATAATGGCGTATAACGGGCTGGACCCAATGGCCTATGGGTTTATCTGCTATGACACATGGGGAGATTTTACAATTGATCATCCAGAGGAACTTGATGATGATGGAAACATACTCCATGAGGCGTGGACAGAGGTTGTAACCAAAGCCGGTGATTCGTACGGTTTCCGTGCTGACCAACTTTCCTTGTTCATACTCGCTGGCATTAATTCCAGAATTAAAATTTTAGAGGAGAAATAATATGTCGGTTCATTTGTTTGCAGACTCATTCGGAGACGGGACTGGCGCATCTGTGCCAGAAAAAAGTTACGAAAATTTACTTGGGGTGGAGATTGGAACAATCTTGAATCACTCGCACGGCGGAGATATGTGGGCAGACCAAGCCGCGAATGTATACGCCTCAACCATTGTTATAGGGGATATATCAATGGTTGAGCTCGGGTGCAACGACCAAAGGATTTATCTCTATGATACCGTGAAGAGGGACTATTACCTGAAAGGGATAGCGGCTCTTGTTGGTTGGCTTGGATGCAGCACAAAATTTACCGCTAAGTTGTTTGGGGCTGAGACCGGATCGTGGGAGGATACTTCGCTTTATCCTGCTTTATCGGCGCACGGTAGGACTGCACTTGCTGTCGGGGCAACAAAAACTTTCACTGTCAACGGCTATGTTGCATATGTCTGTTATCTACGGAAGGATGGACAGGACGGAGCTTTTGAGGTTAAAATCGATGGTGTGAGCAAGGGAGTTTTCAGCACTAATGCCCCTGGTCTTACTACATACAATGGGAAAACATACGGACCACAATTGTTGCAGTTCAAAAGCCTTGGTCCTGGTCAGCATACTGTTCAAATTACCCAGACACAAGCGGGTAAGGCGTATGTCGAATGGGTTGCTGGGTCAAGTGACCAAGTGACTAGGCCGGAGGTACGAGTAGCTAATATCACGTACTCTGGCACTTATCAATGGGGTGGATCTAGCGCAAATGTCGATGCGTACAATACTGATCTACAGGCGATGGTAACTGACTTATATGCACAGGGGTTCCGCGCTTCTATAGTGGACATAAACGCGGTAGTTGACCCGGCACTTGATTTGGCTGGTGATAGCCTCCATCCGAACGATACAGGGCATCTGAAAATAAAAAACTCTTTTTTTGCAACTTTGGGGATTTCTCCTGCCACGGTGGTGGTTCGTCCAGACGGGAGAGTCTTTGCGCACGGGGTTGAATTAGTAAAAGTATGATTATCAGCCGGGAATTTACGC